ACACATACCAATAAGTGCGGAGGATAAAATGTTAGATTTACAAGTAACAGTTTCAAACGAAGATGGCAGTATCTTATTTGAATGGACTCACCCATCAGTTAATAATGTGCATTTTGAAGATGACGTTGTTGGTTATTTCAAGACTTGCGATAGACTTTGTAAGGGAATGTATATTTTTGAGAATACAAACAATGCTACTAATTTTAGAATCAGAGCATCAAATGGTCAATGGGAGAATTGGGTAAATGTTGATGTACCTAATCCTATTCCCGATAGTTCTGAACTAAGAAGTCATTTAATCACAGCACTAAACTCAATAGAAGCTGCATTGGATTTGTTATGAAGAAATTACTAATAATCGTATTTCTGTTTGGTGGAATCTATGCACAGGATTTGATTCAACCTGTACCTGCAACCAATGTCATTTGGGCAGACTACAATGTCACAGATGTTTCATCTTCAATAAGTGATGCTGAATTGTTCTTGCAAGATATATCAAATGAAGCGTTAGCCAAAGACGAAAAAAAACCTATGACTTGGGCTACATTTAATGTCACAGATGATTCAATAAGAGTTAGCGAAGCTGAATTGTTCTTGCAGGATATTTCAGACAAGGCGATTGCTAAAGATAAAAAGAGAAAAGAATTTAAAATGGATATGCTGACTATCGCTGTGGTGTATCTAATTATAGATAAATTATTCATAAAATAAGGAAAATAAAATGGACTGGATTAAATCAATTCTCGAAGCAGTGTTAGGTTCTAACTTTGCTTGGGGTGTTGTAATCGTATTAATACTTGCAAAGGTATTACCAAATACGACATTACAGAAGTTTTTTAATGGACTTGGAACTGCCTGTACTTTATTTCTATCAAAGAAATGGTCAGGTTGGAAGAAAGTTGAAGTGTGGCTAATAGATGGATTAGCAGTATCAGTTACAGCTTTCATCGAAGGATTACGTTCAGATAACTAATGAGTCTGAATGCGCTCCAATTTCGATTTACGAAAATGACAGCCTTGCTGATTCAATATGCTGACTTACTTGGTTATACTTTAACCTATGGAGATGCTTACTCTAAAGTCGATTACGGAGCGCACAGTTATAATTCATATCATTACAAAAGACTTGCAGTAGACTTTAACTTGTTTATAGATGGTGAGTTCCAAACCACCACTGAAGCACATAAAAAGTTGGGTGAATTTTGGAAACTAATTGGTGGAAGTTGGGGTGGAATTTGGAATGATGGGAACCACTATAGTTACGGAGAAGGAAAATGAATGCTAAAGATATAGAAGAATTTAAAGATATGCAAAGAGATGTTAAGGCTTCTACTACGATTCTTTTAAGAATAGATAGAACCTTAAATGGTGATCCTGACGATAGACATGATTTAGGTCTTGTTGGGGATGTTAGAAATAATGTAAGATGGAAAACTAACGTACAAAGAATGTTGTCTGCACTAGGAGTTGGCGTTGTTACCTTATGGGTTAAAACCCTATGGGGATTTGTTACTAAAGGATAAAATATGACAGAAGAAAAGAAACCGAGAGGTAGACCAAGAAAGTATACAAAAGGTAATCATCCTAATACCTTAAAAGCTACTGAACCGTATCGTTTTAAAAAAGGTCACGTTCAGAATCCTAAAGGTAGAGAAATAAAAAATCCTAAGAAACCATCTATGGATTCTATTGTAAATAAAATCGGTAATGAGAAAATTAGGATACAGGTTGATGGTGTTAAATATACTATAACTAAGTTTGAAAAGTTAGTTAGAAATTTATTTAAAGATGCGATTGAAGGTAAACCTACTGCACAAAAAGAATTAGTTGAAAGAGTTTGGGGTAAATCTCCTACTTCGTTGGATGTTAATATAACAGAACGGAAAGAGTACAAAGGTAAAGATGCTAAAAAATATGTTGAGGAAGCACTAGCAAAGGACTACGCTAAAGCATAAATGAAAAAACTCTACCCAAAAGAAATGCACAGCAATTATGACTTCAGAGCAGGAGTTCTATCCAATGTTTCAAAGGATAAAGAATTTGAATCTGCTATTTATGATATGTGCAAAAAGGACTGCCTATTTTGGCTGAACACTTTTGGTTGGGTTTACGAGCCTCGTAAAGAACAATATACTAAATTGGGTTACGAAGGACCACATCTTTTATTCTTAACTTGGCCATATCAAGATGACTTTGTTAAATGGTTAGTTAAGAAAATCACATTAGGACAGGATGGACTCTTAGAGAAATCTAGGGATATGGGTGCATCTTGGTTAGTCTTAGCTGTATATTTATGGTTTTGGTTATTTGGTGGTCCGGGCAATGACTTTATCGTAGGTTCTCGTAAAGAAGAATTTGTAGATAAGTCAGGTGTTATGGATGCTCTATTCCCTAAAATAAGATATTTACTCTATAGACAGCCTAAATTCTTAATGCCTATCGGATTCAATAAGAGAAAACATGATACCTTTATGCGTTTGATTAACCCGGAAACAGGTTCATTCATAAAAGGTGAAGCTAATAATAAGAATTTCGGTACGGGCGGGAGGTATAAAAGTTCCTTAATGGATGAATTTGCCAAATGGGATTTTACAGATGAACAAGCATGGCAAAGTCTTTCAGATGCTACCCCATCTCGCATCGCAGTATCATCAGCTAAAGGGACTACTAATCATTTTTATAGAATCAGAAGTGGTGAAGCAGGTTCAGGGATAGAAGTCTATACTTTGATATGGAAACTACACCCTTTAAAAGACCAAGAATGGTACGAGAAGGAGCGTAAACGGAGAACGACAGAGGATTTAGCAGCAGAGGTAGACATTGACTATACAGCCTCGATTAGAAGCCCTGCGTACCTATTTAAACGTTCACTTCACGTTATGGAAGTTCCTTACAACAAGCATTGGCCTATCGAAATGACTTGTGACTTCAATGTCAATCCGATGTGTTGGGCTTTAGCACATGACAGAGAGGGAATAAGTTTATATTTTGATGAACTTGTTATAAAACATAAAACAACTACATCAAAGACTATTGAAAAATTTTGTAACACATACAAGAATCATGCTGAAAAAAAACTATATGTCTATGGTGATGCTTCCGGTGGGTATGGAGATACTAAATCTAAAGAATCAGATTATGACATCATTAAAGACATAGCTAGGCATCATGGTTGGGAAGTTGTTATGCAAGTTCCCAAAAGAAATCCATCAATAAGAGACAGGTTAAATGCCACAAATAAAAGATTCCAGAATCCTGAAGATGAATGGAAACCTCAGATAAAGATAGATCCTAAATGTAAGATGGTTATTCAATCTTGCGAACAGACACAATCTAAGGATGCAGGTATTGACAAATCGCAGAACATAGAACACATGAGCGATGCAGTAGGTTATAGGGAAGTCTATAAATACCCCGCAAGAAAACAAAACATAGGTGAGATTAATCTATACTAGGAAAAAATATGGATAAAATAACAGATTTAATCAAAGGAAGTCGAATAGCGTTTCAACAAATGGAAAAGGATAGTTGGATTCTCAGCAGAGATATTGCTCTCGACTATCTTCATGCTAGGACAAAAAAGTACACCACAGCAGTAAAGTATTACAAAGAATTTATCAAAAAGAAAGTTCCACCTGATAATAACAATGTAACAAAAAGAGTTATAGATAGAACAAGTTTAGTTTATATGCAACCACCATATAGAGAGATAGGCAAAGATAGTCAAAAAGAAATCAGAAAAGAGTACGAAGAACTTACTAAAGGTAAAGATGGTAGGATGCACAAAGCTGAGAAGTATACCAATCTTTTAAACCTTATTGCTCTCCACCCTGCACCTAGAAATGGTCAGTTAGAGTATGACATTATAACAGATTTTGAACCTCACTTTGATGACGATGACCCGATGACTCCAATAGGTATTTCGTATCCACTTCATGTAAGTTCTGAAGTTAAGAATACAGACCCTATCAAATGGGCATATTGGGATAAAGAAATTCATGTTATTTACGATGCTGCAACCAATAAAACAATTAGTGTTGTTGATAACAAATATGACCTTCTACCATTCTTGTTTATTTTTACCGATAAACCTGAAACCTTTTTTATGGATGTAGACCCTGCTAATGATTTAGTTGATATGAATTTAGTGGTCAATGTTTTAGGAACTGATGCTACTTTAAATATGAGATACGGTGCGCATGGTCAATACTACGGTACAGGATTTAGAGAAGAAACTAAAATTAAACTAGAAATTGGTAGTGATAAAATGTGGACATTACCTGATGGTGCTTCAGCAGGAGTGTTGAACCCTGCAGATATGTTTGATTCAATGAGTGGAGGAATCAAAGATAAAATCAGAGTAGTAACAAATAACTATCATCTACCTCAAGGATTCATTGAGGGTGATCAAGCACAGCCTGAAAGTGGTACTGCTTTGCGCATTAGGAATCAAGAATTAACTGATGAACGAATTGGTGACATAAAACGGTGGAGGTTGATTGAAAAAGAATTATATAAAATCGAAAAGGTTATTGTCAAAGTTGAATTTAAAAAGGCTCTCCCCGACTTATTCGCAATCGACTATAGGGAGCAGGAACAGATACTCACACCTGAAGAATCAATCGAAAAGGATGAGTGGGATTTGGCTCACAATCAAACGACTGAAGCTAAAATTCTACTTAGAGATGATCCTGATAAGTACAAGACACTCGCAGAAGCGGAAGCTGAAATCAAGAAGAATAAAGACCAAAATGCTGTCAAGGGTGAAGAAGATAAAAGTGTTTCTGAAAGACTGTTTCCAAAGGTAGAACCTGTACCACAACCTGCACCTAAACCTGCACTATAAATGATTGACACTAATGGGTTACTACCCCTATAACGAAAAATATAATGAACATAAAAAAAAGAATGAACAGATGGTAAAATATAAAAACAGCTCAAATTATATTTTATTAAAGATCAAGTTATGACAAAAATGACCTACAATGGAAATACCTTGAGCCACAAAAGGGATAATATGCTAGTTAAAACCGTCATTAATGGGATAATATCGAGTTAATGATAGATACCACCCCATTTGAAGTTGAGTTAAAACTCGTAGAAGCTAGATTCTTAGCAGAGGTTGATGGTCTTTTGAAAAGACTAGGATCTCTGTCTAAAGAGGAAAAATTAATTCTATTAAGAGAAATAGACTTCTTAGAAAGACTTAATACAAATGGGATTAATAAGGTTGTAAGTGGGATGTCAGCTTCTATGACTAAAGAAATAAAGTCATTAAGAAAACTATATTCTGCTGAGGGATTAATCGTTACTTCAACCCTTACCCCATTGACTGCTTTAGTCCAAGAGGATTTAACCTTATTTATGAGTCAATACACAGGGTATTCTTCTGCTATTAAGCAGAATGTTATACAAGGAGTTGTAGCGGGAACACCTAATAATGTTTTAGCTAAACAACTGACTGCATTGACTGTTGGTAATCTTTCAGGTAGAGATGCAAGTTTTTTAATGGAAGAAACTTTCTCAAGATTTGATGGTGCTATTAAAGCTGATGCTTTTGCAGGTAAGGAAAAAATTGCAAGATGGGAATATGTTGGCGATTATGATGAAAAGAATAGGGATGCGTGTAGAGCAGTTTTAGATCAAGGAGGTACTTGGACTATAGATGAAATCAATAATGGAGATGCACACCCCGGAGTAGATTTTGTTAGTCGTGGTGGATTTAACTGTAGGCACACTTGGGAGTTAGCAGACGAACAACCTGATGGAACTTATGAATAAAAAAGAAATAGAGATAAATGGAACTGTTTATAAAATTCCTGAGATAGTTCTCAAGGAAATGAAAAAGATGGAAAGAGAAAACAAAGAATATTTTGAATTTACAGAGGAACTTAAACTGTATATTTACAATTACTTGGGTACTAACGCAAAAGCCTAATGCCTGTAATTTCAAAGAAATCAGTAATTGGACTTAAGGGATTACCTCAAATTTTGCCTGAACAATGGAAGAAAATAGGGATTGGTTTGATAGGTAGGATAAGAAAAGACTGTCAAAAAGGATATAGTCAAGATGGTAATAAACCTCATTTTGAAGAATACTCCGAAAAATATGCTCAAAAAAAGAGAGGGGGCTATGCTATTAAAAAGAGGGCTATAAGCACTCAAACTAATCCACCAAATTTAAAACTAACGGGTAAGATGTTAAAAACCATGTGGGTTAAAAGACCTACTCGCTCAGGATTTATTCTACAATATAAAGAGGGTCAGAAGGTTTTATACAACAGAGATAAAGATGGTAGAGATATATTTGATTTAAACATTGCTAATTGGAAATTCTTAACTGATGAGGTTATGAAAGTATTCCATAAGAATGCAAAAATGTTAAAAAGTATTAAAATAAAGATAGGAAAGTAACAAAAGATACTTTATCACTTGCTATTGTGGTAAATGTTTCGTATGATACATTTTGAAAGTTTTTATAAGGCAACCAAAAGGAGCATACTCAGATGAGTAAAGAAGCGATCTCTAAAATTAGAGAAGCACTAGGGGAGGATTCCTCTAAAGTAGAATCAATGTTGGTAGAAATCAACAGCGATTATAGCGAGTTTCAACGTAAACTAGATGATCAGCAAGAAACGATTAAAAGCGTTAATACTGAATCTAAAGGTCGTAAACTCGAAATTCGTGAGTTAAAAAGCAATCTTGATGATGAAAAAGAGAAGATAGAAAAACTCGAAGGACAGGATAAGTCTGCAGAGTTAAAGGACTTAACTGAAAAGTTGAAAGTCTTTACGGATACTGAAACGGAACAAATCAAGACTAAGGCTAAAGGATTCATTGACAAATACGACAAACTCAAAGTCCATGCAGATTTTGATTCTTGCAAAGGCAAGTTCAAACTGCCCGTTGAGAAAGACGGAAAATTGGATTGGAGTGAGGTGGATGTTAATGATGTAGCTAAGAATGCTGATGGACTCACAGAATATATAGGTATAGGGAAATTTGGTGAAGCCGACCCTGGTTCTGAAGATAGAAACAAGGGTGGTGGATCTCCAACAGGTAAAGAACCTGAGAATCCCTATAAAGGACAATTTCATTAATAAAATTTAAAGGCTAAAATTATGGCACAGATGACACTTCGTGCTTTGGCTGTTAAGCAAGGTTGGGCAAATGCCCCATCTATTGACTCTTTGACTGTAAAGTCGGGGTTGCTAACCGCAGGGGGAGCGATAGCTGCTTCCCATTTGTATAAGCACAAACATAAAAGACTAGACGCTTTACCTGCTCTCACATGGAGAGATGCCGGTGGATCGCAAGGTAATGTGACCACTAATTCAAATCTGTTTGAAACACAGTTGAAGATAGTTGGTGGCTTACAATCGGAACCTGCCGATATTACTACAGATTGGCCGGGTGGAGCAGATGCTTATTTCGCAGAACAAAAACCTTCATGGCAAGAGGCTTTCGGGCAAGCTGCTTCAGTTGGTTTAATCTACGGAACTGACTCTACTCATGGTGATGCAAAAGCACCTGTAGGTATACATCAATACGCTGTTGCTGCAGATAACACGATACAAAATTCACAAGCAGGTGATACAGGTTCAACGACTAGTATCATAGCGATTAAATTCAGACCGGGCATTGATGGTTGTGGTATTCTTTATGATCCACAAGTAACTGCTGCGGGGAATTTAATGACTTCAGAAGTACTTAATGGCGGTAACAAAGTAGCCATGACGATAAGTACGACTGGACCAACTGCACAGCTTGTTTATCAAGTAGAACACACTGGTAAATTAGCATTTTTAACAACTTCAACAAAAGACATCGCAATCTATAATAGGATTCAAGACGCTTCAAGCGAAAGACCTACTGCTGCAAAGATGGATGAATTGATTGATGCTGTTGAATTTGACGAGAGAACGGTTCTGTTTATGAACTCTACGACTCGTAGAATGTTAAACTTACTAAACGATTCAAAATTGAATACAACTCCAATCACGACTGATTACTACAGTTTTCAGACTTCTTGGAATGGTGTACCAATTATGATTGATAACAATATTTTATCAACCGAAGCTAATACATTGTGGACCTAGGAGGTAATCATGGCAAAAAGATATGGTAAAAATATAGTTGATGTAATGTTAAGCGATGCTCAAACATTACCCTCAAGTTCAGGTGCTGAAGATTCAACTAACATGGCTTATGTTGGTGGACCAACAGGTGGAAAACTGCGTTTAGCAATATACGCTAGTTCGGCAATAGCGATTGCTGATGCACAGAGTTTCATAATTGAACTTCAAACTTACTCTGCTGATACTGCTGCAAGTGCTATCTCGCCCTTCTCTAATGTGAATGGTGGGGCACAGGCTCCCGGTGGAAGTGGAACATCTCACGATGTTGCTCATTTCTATCCGTTTCACATGAGTAATACTGAAGGTGCGGTTGCATTTAGTGCAGGTGATTTGATAGTTGATTTTGGACTACCGGAGGCTAATATGGCTCTGTTAGGACATGACTATGTTCAACTTGTTTATAATGTAACGGCAAATGAAGGTTCTGAAACCGTAGATGCTTTCGTCTACGATGCCGGATAAATAGATCGAAACTTAGAATGGGGTGGGCTTTCCTGCCCCATTCTATAATAAAAGGAATTTAAACATGGGAAGATTAAAAGATACTGACATACTTGGTGAGGTTTATGATCCTATCAATAAATCACTAAGAGAAAATGTTAGATTGTCAGAACTCAGAGAATTTTTATTTGGGATAAAAGCAGAACCTAAAGAAAAACCGAAGGTAAAGGCAAAGAAAGATGAAAAATAAAATTTTAATAATAATAGCTTTAATGATAGGAATTAGCTTTTCCCAAAAGCCGACATCAAGGGTTCCTGCGAGTACAGATTGGGTAAGAATACTAGATACTTCTTCAATGAGTTGGGATCATACCCTATCTCAAGTTTTTAGTGCAGGACTAGATGCGACATTTGGAACTACTACTTTGGGTACTGCTACAATTGGTGCTAGTACGCTTACTTCCGTTACTATTGACGTAGGTGAAACCCTTTCGTCAGTAACAGGAGTGTCTGGTGTGACTACATCGGCAGCATTAAACCAATCAGTTATAACTTTAACAGATTATCAAATGGTGATTACCGATTCTGAAGGGTCAGGTGGTCATGGTACTCTGAAGCTAGTAGACTTCCCCATAGGAATGATTTATGTGGTTGGGGTAGTTGCTGATATGGCTGTTGATTCAGTTGATGGCTGTGCGAATAACAGTGCCTTTGATATGGCATTAGGTAGTGCTACTACTTTAACTGATGCTGAAACTTTAGGTAATGCAAATGTAGATTTTGTGGCTAAAGTTGATGGAACTTTAGTTGCTGAAGTTGATACTATTGACTTACTTACTAATACTCCACAGACTGAAGATGGACACACTACAGCAACTGATGTTTGGTTGTGCGTAGCTGTTGCTGATGCTAATATGACTGCTACAGGGTTTATGGCAATTACCGGTACTGTTACGATTAGTTGGCTTAATACAGGGGATTACTAATGAAGAAAAGTAAAAAAGGCTCATGCGGTAGAAATCCTAGAGTTGGTAAAAAGGGAGATCCTAAGCCAACTAATAGGATGGGAAGGAATCGCAGAAAAAAGATTTGACTTTAATATAATATACCCCTAACTTTAGGGGTTGCTATTTTAAAAATAATATAGGATTATCGGCTACTCAAGCCTTTCAATGTCTTTTCATTGTTTATCTTGTTTAACTATTATCTTGGGTAGCCGATTTCATCTATGAAAAAACAATGCCCCTTTTGTGATTCATTTCACACCGTTAAGAGAGGAACTCGGAATAAGAAACAGAGAGCAAAGTGTTTGGATTGTGGTAAGTGGTTCTCTATTGGTGATTCCGTTCCATCTAAAGCTAAAATTCTAATCTTTGACATCGAAACTGCTCAAATGCAGACTAAGGTGTGGAGTTTAAAACACAATAATTTCATTCAACCTCATAGAATAGTTAAAGACTGGTTTATGTTGTGTTGGACAGCTAAGTGGCTATACTCTAATGAGATAATGGGAGAGTGTGTTACCCCTAAAGAAGCTAAAAAAAGGGATGACAAAAGAATAGTTGCTCCAATGTGGAAACTACTTGAAGAAGCTGATATAGTAGTAGGTCACAACGTAAAGAATTTCGATTTAAGAAAGTTAAATGCTAGATTTTTAGATCATGGATTTACCTCACCACCTTTATCTTATGTTATCATAGATACCTTATTACAATCTAGGGGAACCTTTGATTACAGTTCTCATAAACTTGATTACATTACTAAATTTTTAAAGTTACCTCACAAGTTAGATACTAATATCGGTTTGTGGGATGACTGTGAAGATGGTAACCAAGAAGCCTTAGATAGAATGTTTGAATACTGTGGTAACGATGTAAAAATCAACGAAGAAGTTTATCTGTTAGAAAGAGCATGGATGAAGAATCATCCTAACATTCCTTTATACGGTGACTTAACTGAAATGAGATGTCCTTACTGTAATAGTACAAAGCTAACTCAACAAGGTCACTATGTTACTCCCATGAACAAATATAATACTTATCGTTGTGAGTGTGGTGCTATCTCTAGGGCAAGAACTGCTAAGTTAAGTCCTGATAAAAGGAAAAATCTAATAAGGAGTGTTGCAAGATGAAAGATGTAGAACTTTACGCTAAAATTTTCAGACCAATTTCAAAACATATAACTAAAGTCTTAGTCAAAATTGGCATGACAGCCAATGAGGTAACTATCTTACAGGGTTTATTTGGAGTGGTAGGTGCTATCTTATTTGCCTATCAACAATACCTATTGGGTTGCCTATTCCTACAAATAGGATTTATCTTAGATTTATGCGATGGTGAAGTAGCAAGACACTTCGGAGAAGAGACCGTTTCCGGTGAATATTTAGATAAAATACAACATCGGATCGTGATTCCTTTATATTTCTTTTGCTTAGGAATTGGTACAGGCCACATCATCTTTGGATTCCTTGCAGGATTATTTAGTCAGAAGTTTGTTAGCCTCAGTCAAGGTAAATCAGGTAAACAGGGAATCAAGTGGTTCTTCCTGTATCCCGGTTCTATGGTTATAATCACCATAGCATCGTTCTTTGGGGGTATAGAGGCACTAATAATGTTCTATGGAGTAACGATACCTATTGGTAGATTCGTGCAGATTTACAAGACATTTAATTCTTTTGATTCTCCCAATAAAACTACGTTAAGATTTCACAGTAGAGATGAGGTAATTGGGATATGAACATTTATATAATCGCTGCTATAATATTTGTAGTGTTATTTGGATTACCCCTTGTATATATATTTATCAAAAAATAAAGTTAAATACTTTATACTAATATTCGTTGCCCTATCTTATATTTACTGGGGCTTGAATATAATCTTCTTATGGTATTGGCAACCCCCCACGTTCTAAATTAATTTCAAATAGTTCTTGACTTTTATGCTATAAACCCCTAAACTCTCTTAACGATTTACTTAAAAAAGAGAGGCTTTAGATGAATGTTAAACGAGAGATTGAAGAATTTGTCCACCACCAACCACCATCACTAAGCTGTCACTACTATAACCACACAGCAGAGTCGGTTCCCGAATCCTACAATAAAGACAATATTATTTGTCAATTTATCATAAACCACCACACTAAAAGACAGTGTTCTGATAGTGTTCGTGGTAATCAATACTATGAGGTAAAATAATGCTAACAATAATAGCTAAATGTAATCACTGCGGTAAAGAGAAGGGATTCTGTAGTTCTTCTGTACTTCCTGAACATCCCTCTATAATCAATATGCTTAAAAAGATGGGTTGGATTGTCACTGATATTTGCCACTTCTGTTCTGTTAAATGCGAGGAAGATTACCAATTACAATGTGAACACCATGTGGTTAATCACGATGGCTATACTCAATGTATCGCCTGTGGTAAAGTATGGCAACCTGATTACGACTTAGAAAGGGAAGGTAAATAATGGACTTTTTAATACTGTGGGCAAAAGGACTGGCAGCAGTTTTATTTGCTATCTCAATAGTTTTTTCAGTGCTATTTGCGTTTGAAGGTAGTAGGTGGGATTTAGCTTCAATTATAAGTGCTGTATATTTCTTATTGTCTGTTAGTCTTGTAGTTGCAATGTTTTTAAGTGGTAGAGACTAAATGAAGAAATCTAAATACAATATCAGTTGTTGGAATAGTAAATTCTCTGACTTTGGGAAATATAGCTTGGTTGAGTTCTACAGAGAAATACTTAAAAATGGTATTGAATTGGGTAAGCCTTGTGTTGGTATCAGAAAAAGACTTGCACAAATAACTAAAGAAGTTTGGAGGTTTTAAATGAAAGACAGGTTAAAGAGAACCGCAAAAACTGTTGTTGATATGATTTTTGAAACAAAACTATTTAATGAGTTAATGACAAGAGATATGATTAATGAGTTTGAGAATATAATGGGTGATTTACTGGTATTTGAATACGAATCATACGAAAGGGTTAAAAAACTCGTTGCTAAAATGGATAAGTTGGAGAACAAAAAATGAAACCATTATGGGAACTCTCAAAGGAATACCAGTCACTTCAAACATTAGATGAATCTGACGAAGCTATCCAAGATACTTTGGAGGGATTAAAAGGTACTATAGAAATCAAAAGTACCAACGTAGCTAAATATATCCAAAATCTATTCGCTTCAGCAGATGCTATAGATACTGCTATTAAACAAATGACAGCCCGTAAAAAGGCATTGACGAATAAAGCTGATCGAATTAAGAAGTACCTTAAAGACAATATGGAAGTGAACAGGATAACTCGAATCGAGTGTCCTGAATTTGTCATTAAGATAGTGAATAATCCACCGAAAGTTGTGCTTAGTGACGAAATTGACCTAATTCCGGCAAAGTTTAAAGAAAAGAAAGTTACCATTACAATTAACAAAAATGAAATTAAAAAGGTGTTAAGTAGTGGCAAGGCTGTTAGTGGCTGTGCCTTACTTGACTCAACAAGGATAGAAATAAAATGAATCTAAATCAAAAACTAATCGAGATAAGGAAAGAGTTGCCTTATCTGCAGAAATCAACCACAGGACATCAATACAAATATGTTAGTGGTACTGAAATCCTTTATAAGATACAGACTAAAATGAATGAGTTGGGGGTGTTGTTATATCCTGAACTGACTGACTGTATTTTAGAAAGACACGACTTCTACCAAGCGATGAAAAGCAATAAGGGTGAAGAATACGAGAAATTCAGACAGGAAAGATTCACCGTTTCTAATGGGTTTTATGTTTGGGAAGATGCTGAAAAAGATGAGATCAAAAAGGTTGCATGGGTATTTGTTGGTGAGATGGATGATACCTCTAAGGCTTTAGGTAGTGGATTAACCTATAGCGAAAGATACTTCTTAATGAAGTTCTTTAACGTACCGACCGATGAAGATGATCCTGATAGATTCCAAAAGAAAAACAAGCCTATTCCACCTGTAGTTCCTAAGGTTGTCAAGCCAATGACTAAAGTTCAGAAGATTGCTTTAGAAGATTTAGCCAAAGAGTTGCCCATTAAAGAGGCTGGTCAATTAAATAAGTGGTTAAAAGGTGATAAGACTAACTTTGAATCAGCTAAGAAGTCTATTGACCATTACAAAACTTTCCTTCAGGATTTAAAGGAATCTCTAGCTAAAGAAGAAAGTAAAGAAGTAGATAGGGAGTTTAAGAAGGTTATCGATGAGCAAGTAAAAGAAGTACAAAAGGACTTGCCCTTCTAAATGTTTTACGATCTCGCAGTCCCACTCGATTTGAAAGAAGCAGAGGCTAGATTCTCTTACTTAGCGAAAAATGGCAAGATGATAACTCTTGTAGAAAAACGTAAGAAGAGAAGCTACAGCCAAAATCGCTATCTTCACTTAATAGTGGGACTGTTCGCCGTATCCACAGGTTACACTTTAGCAGAAGCTAAGTTACTTTATAAACTGCAGTATAAATCGGTTTACTGTTATACTAAAAGAAATCAAAAATTTATCAGAAGTTCAGCAGATTTGGACACGAAGGAAATGGCTGAGAGCATTTCTAGGTTTCGTGATTGGTCAAATTCTGAAGCAGGGATTTACCTTCCATCTGCGAATGAAGAACATTTGTTAAACAGCATTGAGAGAGAACTTGAAAAATATGAAAATAAAGTATACATATAGGAGAGACAATGGAAAAGATTGATTGGAGGATAGAGGGAACAATTTATAAAAAGGTAAGAGGACATACGGCAGTTCACATTAAGAAACCTGATGGTGCTGAAGCTATTTTATTTGATTATACTGTTGATTTTAAAAAAATGACAGACGATGATAAGGTTTTTGATTATAACCGTATGTATAAGACTGCAAGGAAAGCACGCAAGAAAGATGACATTGAGATTATTTACTTAATTGGTTTCGGGAATATAAAATAACAGAATGATAAACTTCAAAAAAGAAGCAGAAGATATACTCTCTTTTATAGATGGCAATAACAAAGAAAAAAGCATTATTTTTATAAATGATATGATAGTATCCATACTAAAAGATTGTGATACCTACGAAACCCTATTATATATGGATAAAAATATGGAAAAGTTGATTAAATCAGTACAGGCACAAGACAGGGTTTACAAGTATCTTGAATCTAAATATAATAAAGAAAATAATAAAGATTAATATAATGACTAAAATGATTTGTTTGCTTGTTCAGAACCCCCACCGAGTTTCTGTTTCCAACCGGTCACTCTCTATCGGTATAGGTGGGGGTTGCCTCTAATGGCTAGAGGAAGAATGCTACCAAAGTGGATTGCTACTGATGGTAAGTATAACAAACTAACTGAAAGACAAAAGTGGTTATGGATGAGTTTGCTACCATTTGCCGACGATCAGGGTAGACTTCCAGGTGATTTAATCGAGTTAAGGTTAATGTGCATTCCCGGTTCCACCATTAATAATGCTGACATAGAGGACTTCTTATCAAAGATGGATGAATTGGAACTAATTTACTACGACAAATTTAGTGTTATAGAATACCGAAGGTGGAGAGAATTTCAGACATTCAAGTATAAACCTGCTAAATCTACCTACCCTACCCCTTCGGCTTATGCTAAGACTAAGGAACGACACCCTGAAGCGATAGAAGTACCTGAAGAAACTAATGAAGCTAACCTTGAGAATATCCTATTAACCTTTGAAGATTTTTGGGATTTAGGATTTAGGAAAATCAATCGTAAAAAGTGTATTGAGAGATGGGATGCTATCCCTATTGAAGAAAGACAGGCTGTAATCGCCTATGGTAAACGATACGTTAAAGGTAAAAAGGGTTTAGCTTATCCTTTAGTCTATCTCAATTCTGATGTTTGGAAGAATAAATCCCACTCTAAAAACATCAAAGATTATACCAATATTTCCGATACTGTATTTAGAGGGTACTGTTCAGCTTGTTCAAAAGAGATATTTTTCGGGGAAGAAAATATGAATGATGTAACTCAGTGTTGCGATGCTGAGATTTCACCGTATCAAATAGTAAAGAAACTAATCAAAAGGAGTACAAGATGAGTCAAAATAAAAAATCGTGTAAAGTTAAGGGGTGTTATGCAAAACGTCACGCAAGGGGATACTGCGTAACACACTATGCAATACTATGGAAACAAGGTAAAATCAAACCATTGGAATCTTATGGAGAAAATGCTGAAGATAGAGATTTGAAAGGTAGATTTTTGCCAAAAGAAGAAAATCAAATACCAATAAAAGAAATGGTAACTGAGCCTGTTACAAAAACGATACAAATATCAGTTAGACTTGATAGTGATTTACATCAAGAGTTAAAGGCGGTATCTTATGAAACCAACAAGAGTATACAAAATATTTTTATGGAATCGCTGAGACCATACTTAAAAAGTCAAATAAAATATCAATCTTTTGCAACAAGACTGACTCCCGGTAACATAAATAAGTTAGAATACCTTAGTAAATCGACAGGAGAATCTAAGCAAGATGTTCTAAATAACTTAATAAAAAATGACAAATAGAAAGGATAGAAAATGAAAAGAAACAAATCAATAGAATGTGATGAACACCTCCAAGACTTGATGGAAGATGTAGAAGTTTGTGCATACGAACTCGAATTGGCTCAGGCTGAGTACAAACAGCAGAACTATCTGCGTAATGTTCTTGGTGATACTACTTATTTTTATGCAGTTATAGAGGGTCGTGGTGGCGAAACTGCAACACAAACACTATTGCTACAATGGAAGGAAGAAGAAAATGCAAAAAGGTAGCTTAAATAAAGCTCAATTAATCGGCCACGTTGGAAACGATCCTGAATCCAAATTCACTAAATCCGGTAATGCTGTTACTAATTTCAGTTTAGCCACTAACGAATCTTGGAAAGACAAGAATGATGAAGTCCAAGAGCGAACTGAGTGGCACAGAATAGTCATGTTTGGTAAGATGGCTGAAACAGCAGGGGAGTATCTTACCAAAGGACAGTTGGTATACGTTGAGGGTCGTATCAAAACGGACAGTTGGGAAACTGATAGCGGTGAGAAAAGATACTCAACCTCAATTACTGCTGATGTTTTTACGATGTTAGGGAAGAAGGAACCTAAAAACAGCAACGATGCTGAACGTGAGGCTGCAAACGAGGATGATTTACCGTTCTAACTAAAGATAAATTTATGGATTCTTACGCATTAGCACAACGGGAGTACCCTCTAGGGGTTGGAATAGGAAAGACAATGAGAATTAAGAAGCGTGTCCTCTCAAAGTACCACTTGGCAAGTGACTCCTTTCTCTACGATGCTCCCGATAATGTCTTGGATGAAATTTTAACCGCTATTCGAGCAGAATGGCACAGAATGGAGAGGAAGGAATGAGAGTAATCTACGTTACACCAAAAGGGGAAGCGATTCCCTGTAAGGTTGGTAAAGATTTAATCGTACCACAAGTTAAGGGTGGCTATAAAATACTTAGATTGTCAGGATTTCCAATAAAGAGGAAAGTAAAATGAAAAAAATACCCGCATTCCCCGTAACAAGATACACAAGCAACATAGCAGGAGTACAGGAGTTAGCAACCGATGATGGAATGACATTGTTGGATTACTTTGCAGCAAAAGCATTTAATAGTATTTTATCAAATGAATATTATGTTAAAACTATGATAGATGGTGGTAGAGAAATTGCAGAAATTGATGTAAAGATTTCTGATATAAACAACATTATCGCATCTGCTTCCTATGATTATGCCGAAGCTATGCTCGAAGAAAGAGAAAAACGTGAAAACCGATAGACAACGTGCCATTAAGACAGCAGATACTTGGTTCAGCAGATATATCCGCATTTCCGATAAGCACAATCAGATCAACGGTAAGGATATTTACTGTAAGTGTTTCACTACGGGTAAATACTACCACATCCTTGAAATTCAGTGTGGCCATTTTGTCACTCGTGGTCATTTTAGCACTCGTTGGGATTTTAATAATGCTCGACCTCAAGGAGTCTATGCTAACCGTTATAAATCGGGTATGCCATTAGAGTTTGAATCCCATTTAGTCGAGCAAATAGGTATCAAGGCGGTCGAATCTCTCAAGGTTAAGGGAAGTTTACCCATGAAATATAATGTAGTCGAAATTCGGCAGATAGCTAAGGTGTTTCGTTTAATGGTTAGAGATTTTGAAAAGAATCTAGGTTGCAAAATATGGTAAATAAAGTACATAACACAGACTGCCTTCCTGCAATGCGAGAGATGAAGGATAATCAATATGATTTGGCTATTGTAGACCCGCCTTATGGGATAGGAATTACCAAACAACAATTATGGAGAGAGAAATTAAAGGGTGGCGAGTGGGATTCTGAGATACCCGATAAAGATTATTTTACTCAATTAATGAGAGTGTCTAAAAACCAAATAATTTGGGGTGGTAATTATTTTATTGAATATCTTAGAAATACAAAATCAATGGTGGTTTGGGATAAGATGAATGGCACTAATGATTTGGCTGATTGCGAACTTGCGTGGACATCTTTTGATATTCCTGTTAGGAAGTATTCATTGCATCATTTTTCAAGGGGTTATGACAATACCGTAAAAATTCATCCGACCCAAAAACCGATACTACTTTACAAATTTTTAGTAACTAACTATGCAAAGGTTAGTGACACAATCTTAGATACTCACGTTGGAAGCGGAAGCAGTAGGATAGCTTGTTGGGAAATGGGATTTGATTTCACAGGTTACGAAATAGACAAAGACTATTGGATTGCACAAGAGAAGCGATTTACAGTAGTCAAAAATCAAATAAAGATATGGTAAATAGACTCGACATCCAAGCCACCACTAAACAGACGGAGTTAATTCGTGACCACATCATCGAGTTCTGTGGTAGACAATCAATAATTTGTGTGCAAGTCAGGGTAAGCGACAAGGAGAGGGTAATCGAATTAAAGAATGAACTAGAGAGGTTAGCAAAATGAGAGATACCTACGAATATATGCTTAATCGTGATTATAATACCATAGATGACTATTTTTATATAATGGATAGGGGATTGGTGTTAGAGTTTAAAGACTTCGCTATCTGTGGTACAGTAGCAGGTGATAATGTTCCTACTATTCCACATGAAGAACAAATCGACTATCTATCAATGAGGTTAAACAATGAAACTCCATAGAATCTTCAACGTAATCATCCTCGCCCCAATAACCCTAATCTTAGCAGTAATCTCAGTTACTATAATAGTTACGGGGATAATGGTTATGGATTTAATCGGGTGGATAACACGAAAGTAACAAAAGACACTTTAGTTCTTGCTATTGTGGTCAAAATGTCGTATACTATACACATGTTTAAAATCTATTGTATAAATTCAATAATGGTCGAGTTGTCTGCTATCGTGAGGTACAGAGGGTTCCTAATAGATACCCAACATCAACTCGGCTATTTTTATGGTGGGAATAATGGCTAAAGAAATACCTTATTTCAGATTCACAGCACAAGAATGGCAGAATGGCAATGTTAGTTTAGAGTCTTATGAACTAAAAGGACTGTTCGTTGATGTTTGTGCATACTACTGGGTTCGTGATTGTAGCATTACTAGAGCAATGCTTGAAAAGAAGTTTAGTAATGATAAAGAACTGCTAAAACAACTCATTAATTTAGATATAATCCAAGAGGAAAATGGGGATGGATTTGTTAAAATAACCTTTTTAGATGTCCAATTTGACATGTTATCAGAACGTAGACTTAGACGACAACAGGCAGGTTCTATAGGTGGAAAAAAGAAGTCTAGCAATGCTAAAGCAAAGCTAAAGCAAAGCTCTAGCTATAAAGATAAGGATAAAGATAATAATAAAGATAAAGAAAAGATAAAAGAAGTAAAAGAATCTGCACTCCCTTATTTTAAAGAATGGATGGCTTATAGAAAAGCTATTAATAAACCTATGGTTGTTTATTCTACTATAAACAGGTTGGTTAATAGATTTAATTCAGAAACTACTGATAAAATAGAATGGGTAGTTAATCATTCTATAGAAAACAACTATCAGGGGTTATTTTGGGATAAATTCCCCAAAACAGTTAGCAGTAATAGGGGTACTCGTAGACAGGGGGTTGTATTAACTGAGGAGCAAAAGGAGCAGTATAGATGATTAACGTAGTCCACAATTCTGACTGTTTACCTGCTATGAGAGAAATGGCTGACAATCAATTTGGTTTGGCGATTGTGGACCCGCCTTATGGAATTGGAGAATTTGCACAAAGAAATCATTTTGGGGATAGACCAACGGCTAAATGGAAGAATCCCAACAGTCAGAAATACAAAACATTCAATGACAACAATCCGCCTGAAAAAGAATATTTTAGCGAGCTGTTTAGGGTTAGTGAAAATCAAATAATTTGGGGTTCTAATAATTTTACAGAATTTTTGCCAAAATCAACAGGATGGATTGTTTGGGATAAAAGGGTTAATCCTAAAGAGCATTTAGCAATGTGTGAATTGGCATTTAGCAGTTTTGACAGAAGGTGTTTAAAATTTGAATATTTGTGGGCAGGATTTAAGAAACAAGAACAGGTTGTAAGGATACACCCAACTCAAAAGCCAGTAGCATTATACAAATGGCTACTTAAAAACTACGCAAAAGAAGGTATCACAATCTTGGACACCCACGTTGGCTCTGGCTCGAGTAGAATTGCTTGTTGGGAAATGGGGTATGATTTCACAGGTTACGAGATTGATAAGGATTATTGGGAAGCACAAGAAAAACGATTTATGGTAGTTAAAAATCAACAGAGGTTATTTGTATGAAAATCCCTAAACGCTACCTAAATGCTACTATTGACAAATCAATCAAACTTGAATTTAACAACTCTTGGTACTTATTTGGTGTTCCGGGAACAGGTAAGACTTATTTCACTTGGGCTTATAGAATAGATCGCCACAATAAGCTAACTAAGAAGTCGGAAGAATCGCCTAATTTAGTATTCGATAAGTTATATGTAAAGAATTGGGCAATGTTTTGTAGTCAATTAAGATACTCAGCTTTTGATAAGCGGGAACCGATAATAAAAGATTTGATTGGTGTTGATATGCTTATAATTGATGACATTGGAAGTGAAGTTAAGACTGATTTCTCGGATGATATTCTATTTCAAATTCTAAACGAAAGATACGAGTGGGAAAAGTTTACAGGATTTACTTCTAATCATGATATAGCAGATTTACAATACGATGGAAGAATTATATCAAGGATAGCAGGGATAGTCGGGGATAACAAATTTCAGATAACAGGAAAGGATAGGAGGATTAAATGAAACTACAAAATCAATCTACAATAGACAGCATTTCAAAGATAATGGGAGGGTAGTTATGAACTATTGGATAACCACAGATACTCATTTTGAACACAAAGCAATGACAGAAAGGTTCGGTAGACCAATAGGATTTGAAGAAAAAATAATTAAAGGGTTTAATCAAATCACGAAAGATGATATTTTAATACATCTTGGAGATGTTGCTTTTGGTAATGAGAAAGGTTGGTGCTTGCTGATGGGTGAGTATGGTTATAAGAGATGGTTAATAAAGGGCAATCACGATAAAAGAAGTTACGCTTGGTATCTTAATAATGGTTTTGATTTCGTTGCCGAATCTATTACTTTAAATTACATGGGTAAAATTGTTAAACTATCTCACATGCCAGTTAAAGATGATGGTTATGATATAAACATACATGGACATTTTCACGATGTTGATTTAGAAAGATGTTGGTCTTTTGATGATTTGTTGCCAATTAAGAATGACAAACAACATTTATTAATGTTGGAACATCATTATAAATTGGTGAGTTTGGAATCTATTTTAAAGAATAGCAAATGAAACACTCCAAAACTACCGCTACACAGGCAAATCACACGATTTTTAACACAAAACAAGGTAGAATTGACGATATTTTACCGCTATGGAGGGAAGAATGACTTGGCAAGACATATATTTAAAGTACAAAGATACTGAATTGATGAAAGAATTTGGCGAATATGTGGGTGACAACGACAATTTCCCCGCTGAAGTAGATGAAAACTATTTATGTGATGACAACATTAAGGATATTTGGGGATATTTAATCTGCTTTGCTGAAACGAAAGGAATCTTGATAAACATTATTAGCACAAAGATAGATTCTACTAAACACTTTTGGGTTAATACGATTGACATTAGAGAGGCTATTATTCAAAATGAAGCAGACAACGTTGAACAAGCAATGCTATGGTGTGCCGATAAATTCTTTGAGGTAAGCACTAATTAACGATAAGAGGATATAGTATGAAAACAACAAGTAAGATAATAATAGCTACTCCCGGTTATTCTGATACTGTAGTTCGGATCTACGATACCACAGAGAAGATAACTATTACAAGGGGTGCTGCTATAATTTACGAAGGTCCCGCAGATACCCTGATTAGGCGATTACAGTTTATGCGGGATTTTGTTCACAATAATAAAGTAGATAAAGAATATAAGGATTGGAGGCACTAAATGAGTAGACTGAATAGACTAAAAAAGTGGATTAGCTTCAGGCTAAAAGTGTGGAAATTCAAATCTGAGATGGATTGGTTTATATCAGATTATTTCAATAAAGTGTGGTTTGGTGAAGATGGTAAAAGAAAGGATCACTCTGAAGGTTTTAGGAAGTATACGAAATGACCCGACTAACTTCCCGTCAAGTTTACACAGAAATAATCCAAAATGGAACTGTAAACAATCAGGAGAGGGTAATACTTGATTTTCTGCATTTTCAAGGTGCTAATAAGACTTTAAAGGAAATATCAAGAGGAACTGACATCGAAATCAACGCAGTATCCGGTAGGGTTAATTCTTTAAAGAAGAAATTACACAAAGGAGTTACAGTTTTAAAAGAGTTTCCAAAGAGAAAGTGTACGATCTCAGGGATGCTAGTAACTCCGGTGGGAATAAACGAAATAGGACAAGGAGAATTGTTTTGAGAGAATTTGAAAAATATGTAGATGATGTATTTCAACCATTAATTGATGCTGACTATAAAAATGTGCTAATCAATTAAGCATATTTAGATACGAGAGATAACATTATTCTCATGGCAAGGGGTGAAGTTGAACAAGTAAGAAATGATTGTGCTGATTATGTGGATGGTTGTACCTATCTTGGTGAACATATAACAAAACCAATTTCCAATGCAATCCGAGAAAAGTAATCGACATCCATCGAGATTCAACTATACCAATTTAGTATAATATAGGATAAACAATGAAACTTCTACAATCAGATTTTAAAAAGATAAACGAAACAATGAAAACAATAGGGGTGTCTCCACTTGGAACTGTAAAAAAGACAACTAGAAAATTCTTGATTAATCTATATAGAAGTTGTCTTATAAAGGGGAATAGTGAAATAGAGATAGCACCTAAAGAATGGAATACTCTATATGCACCAATAAAAGATAAGATGATAAGTAAAAACATAGTTAAACAGATAGACAATGACACATATCAGATTCCGTTTGTTGATATATCCGGTAGAAAGTGGAAGTACGATACACTAAGAGATAATAGAAAAAAATGTTTTAATATGGACAAATACAAAGGTGATGGTATGGTTTATCTTATAATCTGTCGGAACTTTGTTAAGATAGGATATACAGCAAGGAGCGTTGTTGAAAGACTAATGGGGCTACAAGTAGGATCACCATACGAACTTAGCTTGTGGGGTACTGTAGGCGATATAAACGAATCATTTGAGCATAAGTTACATCAGAGATACTCAGCATTTAGAGTAAGGGGGGAATGGTTCGAGATAGAAGTTTTATCGTATATAACTAAAGATATACCTATTGCCTATATCAGTAGATAGAATCCCTATTTAAGATAACCCATAAACGTATCTATAAGCACATATCCGATAGCTGCGTATATCAATACTATTGCTATAAGGTACTTCATCTTATAACTCATCAATCGTAATTAAGATATATAGTCCTACCATACCGGTGATACACATACTGGTTAAGCCATATACACCAATTAGTCTAGCTGTACTGTTAAGGCCCGTATATGTCTCATATATCAAGGCTGATAGAAAGACCATAGCACTTAATATGGCTATGGTGAATAGTATGTTACCCACTAGTTTCAACATCTTATGATTCCTTATCTTGTTAGTTAGTTGTTCTCTCATCACATAAGAAACTACATCTTATAATTAAGAATACCTAATCATTTGTTCGTTCATTTTTAATGGTGAATATGGTGCGATTTACACATACCATTAGTATAAACTACTATACCATAGGTAGATACAACTGTCATAATCAATGTTCAACTTGAGCTTATATTACCCTTAATTTAACTTAACTATAAGAGGTCGAACAAGCACAGATCAACAGCAGATCCAAAGGATACAAGCTGCCACTTGATCAAGATGGAATTGAGCAAAGGATATAAGATACCGGGAGGATGGGCAAGATTTCTCCCACTCAATCGCCCTCTCATTCACCACCGACGACAAAACGTACTCTGTCGGATAGTCAGACTATACGGAAGGGGGGACCCTTTATCAGGTGAGATTGGGTTATACCCCTCCCTCTGCCTAGAATTGTATTTTTCATTTACATTAAAGTATGCTCTAAGTACCTCTGTGGTAGTAGTTTACAGCAGTCTATACTTTAATCATACTTAATAGTTTGCTTTTGTGGTGTTAATGCCTTATATTGTATTGTTAATTTACAGAGTAGAGTAAACTATACTGATTTAATATAGTTTAAATAATATGAGTTTTGGGATTTGGAATTGAGTTTAAAAAATTATGATTTTTATATTTTGAATTAGGAAATAAGGTATTTGAACGAAAGTGAATATAAATTTGAATGAAAAAGGGTAAAATTTGAACGGAGTAGGATATGAGTAGCAGAATGGCAACATATTGTAATATTACTACAGATTTATTTGAAGTAGATCCTGACATTGAGGTACATGATCAGAAAAGGGTAATACGGGGATGGGAAACGGTGAGTGGTAATATCTGTGCTGCTAACAATGTTGGTTATATCGGAGTTTTATTTGCTTCAGGGGAAGATTTGGGCGATGCTGAAGATGCAGTAGGCGATGTCAATGCAGAGGGAGAGTGGTTCTATGATGCTGATGAAGATAAGGTAACTTACTACGGTGCGACCTCTGCTACTACGATTGTGATGGAAGGTGGAGAGGATTGGGTAACTCTTAAGACTCGTGCGGTACAACGTGCCTCTGAAGTAGTTAAATCCTTTATAAACCGCCCTATTCTTAAACGAACAGGTACAGGCCAACAGACTGCCGACTCTAGGGATTACGATTGGGTAATATCTCATGCTACTGCTGTAATTGCAGTTTCTCTTTTGATGCGTGACAAGAGTTTAGCTAGAGAAGTTCGTAAAGAGGCTATTAACCCTAATTGGGGTGAAGATGTTGGTGAGAGTCCGGGTTGGTTAGACCAAATCAAGAATGGTACTATTAAACTTTGGAATGAAATAGGCTTAGCTGAAAAAGAGGGTGATGTTAGGGAAGTTTCTATAGATTCAGATTCTACCGGAACTGTTATAGATACTCATGTTGGGAGTGGGGGAATTACTACAGCTTGGGATGTTATTGAACTTAAAATAGATACAGGTGGTACTGTTACTGAAGGTACGGTTAATGAAACAGTTACTTTTACCTCTAAGGTATCAAATGGTACAATGATCAAGTATACCACAGTTGCAAGTGAGGCTTATATCCAATTAGACTATCAACATATCGGTTGGAACGTTTATGTCAGATTCGGTCCGGGAGTTTATACAGCAGACGACGAATGGGAAGTAGAAGTATCCTCAATGGATGAGGAACATGGTAAAATGAGTTCAATTACCCTAACAAGATGAAGAATTTCGAGATACGAGATCATTTCGTTGAAGATAGGGTTTATAGGATGGTTAAACTGTATATGTATTTAGACCACATGGGTTTAGTCGATAAATCCCACAAGAGAGCAAAATTTTTAAAGAGTAAGATAATTCTATGACAGTTTATACTGCTATAACTTACGAAGATGTTTTTAATGATAGGTTTATAGAACCTTTTCAGGAACTTCTTAGAAATGAGTTTCACATTAAAGAATTTTCAATGGATACTAAGTTTCAAGAACGTGGTTCCCATTGGTTCAATCTTACCTTAGAACCTGATGCACATTCTAGTATGCGTTCTTCAGGTCAGCATCGAGAGTATAATGTCAAATTAAAGTATTATGAGTTCTATAAGAACGAAAGAGATAGGACTTGGTTTAAGTATATGATGGAAATAGGTGAAAGACTTAAGCGTCTTATCGCTAATAACTCTAACTTTACAGTTCAGAAAGACTGGGTGGACCACACAGGTACTTGGGGAGAAACGACTATAACATGGTCAGAAAGTGAAGATACTCATTGTTGGTTTGGTATGCAAATTGATATAGACTACGACCCTGAACGTGCAGAAGAAGAAGTCGTAGATAAACTTGGTATAATAGATTTTGATATAACATTTAAAATAGAGGAGGTTTATTGACCTTTATAAAAGATGGATTTAGAGACTGTTGTGATGATTTTGAATCAGCTACTTTATCAGATGGGATGATAAATGAAGATGAATGGGATTATGATAAATGGAAGAAAGAAACCGGTAAGTTAGATTATGCTATTGGAGAGAAAGAACAAATGTCAATGGCTACTAAAAGTGTTAAGATTTTTGCGAGTATAAGAAATGATATTTGAATTTGTAAATAATGATGAAACAATAAAAATAATAGAGGTGGATGACAAGTTAGTCACCACTTCGTACATAGATTTAGAATACGAGGAGAATGATGAAGATAAAACTGAAATCGAAGAAGAAGATTAGTAGGTCAAGTTCTTACGGAGGATTTACTTGCGAAATTTGGGCTATTTTAAATTCGGGGGAAATAGCTGAAGTAAAGGAAATTCCCGAAATTTCAAAAGACTTGGTTGAACTTGTAACAGTTGCCGGGTTAAAGAAGGAGATAAAAAATGGCGATTGACCCACAAGTATATTCATTTAGTGACTGGCAAATGGGCGTACTGACATCTCTCACAACAATAGGAACTGCTGCTGTTGATCCTGTCTCAGCAGTGACATTAGTAGACATAGATGGTCCTGCTACATTTACTCCGGGTACTTTTATGAGAACTGATATTCGTTCAGGTACTCCCGGACAGATAGCGGGTAATGCAGATGTTCTTACTTGTGATAAAGGTGTTTTAAACGAAGTTAGTTTTTCATGTATTTATGATACCACTTCAGGTGCTATCATGCTACCAACATTGTTTGGTTCTTTAATAGGTACTAGTCCTGCAGGTTATGGACACGCTTATAATTGGACTTCACCTGATATGGCTCATGGTGGTACAGTAGGACTAAATATCGGAATGGACCTAACTTTAATACATCCCGAAGCTAGTAAGTCAATATCTTTAATTAGTGGAGTTTTAACTACAGGTACTATAAGCGGAGATGTTGAGGAAGATAATGGTCAGATCAAAATGAGTGCTACTTATTCTACAGGGTATAAACCTGTTTACGATCAAGGTACACCGACAACACGAAATGTTTATGGTACGACAAAAAGATACATTACTGATGCAGATACTACTCATACAGTAGCGGGTTGTTCAAATGCGGTAATCAAATCGTTTAGTTTAACGGTTAATAACCCTGTTAAGTATCTTGGTTTTCAAGGTGCGAATGGTGATCCTGAAGCTGCAGTAAGAGGACTACCTGAAGTTGAAGTACTTTTAGATACCACAATTAAGGTTGATACTAATACAGCATCGTTACATTCTGCGTGGGCTACAAATAGTGAAGTTGCTACTGAGATTTCAGATAATGCAACTTGGGGTTCAGCTACTACATTTGGATTTAAAGGTGCTTATGGTAGAATCATAGATGTTAAGGAAAATGATGTTGGTGCAGGTTATTACGATGTAAGCCAGAAGTTTTTTGCACACACTACAGATACAGAAGTAGACGAGTTAATAATATAAGTCTCGAAAGAGAATGTCAAGAAAGACAAAGTGTTTTAAAAAGGAAAATAAATGAAAGTTAATGCTTTAGAAAAAGATTGGGAAGTTAAACCGGTTAATACTAAGACTCAACAGAGGTTGTATGTTTCTTTTATGAGTTGTCAATCAGATGAACAGACAATGAAAGAGAAAGAACAAATGTATAATTTATTCTTTGAATGTATAGACCTTTCGGGTATTGAAGAATTACCTGAGTCTCTTGTAGATAAATCGGTTTTAGGTATGGCAATTCTAACTGAATATTGTGGTTTTGATAAAAAAAAATTATCAGAGCAAAAATAGGCGGTTGGTTAGCAGTATTTCCGAAAAACGAAGTAAAGACTTTCCCTTATAATGCTTTGTCTCCATCGCTTAATAAGATGGTTACATTCAATTCGATGGATGATATTTGGGATGAAGTTTACAGACGAGTTAAAGAAGTCGAAGGTAATACCAAGTTCACTCTTGGACAAAACCTTTGGGTTGAACTTTCGCAATACTGTTCACCCAATATGCTTGTCGATGAGGAAACTATGTCTTTAGTTCAAGAAGTAATCTATTGTATGAGTTGGGATATGGCTCCCTTTTCTAATTTGGATGAAGCTGATGCTGTCAAGTTAAAGCTAATGACCTCGATCAAAGAAGAAATACAGACAGCACAAACCTACAAGGCTAATAAAGATGGCAACAAATAAAGAAGTAATTGAACTACAAGTAAAAGGTAAGGGAATAACACTTACCACTTCTCAATTTAAAAAACTTGAGAAAGAAGTTGCCAAAGTTGGTGCGAAAGCGAAACAGACAGGCGATAAAATGGATTTCATGCGGATTAAAACTTCAGGTGTCCGCAGAACTCTTGGTGCAATAAGGAATCAATTACTTGTAGTTGTCTTTGCTTTCGGTGGATTAATTCGTGTATTAAATAAATCTTTTGAAGCATATAAAAAACAACTCGAAGCTGAACAACAATTAACTGCAGGACTTAGAAATGTAGCGGGTACAACTAGGGCTGCAACTCAAGAACTAATTAGATACGCAGGTATTCTACAAAAAGCTACCACTTTTGGTGATGAAAACATCATTAGTGGAATGGCAATGCTTTCTACTTTCCAACTTAATTCTAAGGCCATAAAACAAATCACTCCACGAATGATTGATATGGCTGCTGCTGCTAAACAAGCAGGTGCCTCAGAGAATGATTTAAAATCAATAGCGATAGCTTTAGGTAAGGGGCTTACAGGTCAAGTAGGCATCTTAGGTAGATATGGTGTAGTCATTGATAAGGTTGGACTTGAATTGGCTAGGTCTAAGGGCAAGACTGCCGAGTTTAATTTTATCTTAAAAGAACTAGATAAAAATTTTAAAGGTATTGCTGAAGAACTGAAAAATTCCACTATCGGACAGATTACTCAAATGGAAATGAAGATTGGCGATTTGTCTGAAGAAGTTGGAAAGGCATACACCCCGATTAAACTTCTATTTGCACAAATGAAACTTGGCGCAACCAACGCTTTTGTAAGTATACTAAAACTTGGCGGTGCAATACAAACATCGTCTAATGCAATAGTAAATAGCATCGAAGATGAAAGGGTTACTTTTGTTGCTTTAATTAAAACACTTCAAGATGTTAGTAGTCATGAGGTTGAGAGAAAGAATGCCATTGACGAATTACAACTTAATTATAGTGGATACATAGGAAACATTGATCTTGAGACAGCATCAAATGAGGATTTACTTAAATCTATTAGAGATGTTAATAAGGCGTATGAAACAAAACTTGAATTAGCTTATTTTGAAATTGAACTTGCAGACATAAGAGCAACGAGAGATGCCTTAGTACAAGAACATATTGATTTAAGAAAAGAGTTAGAAAATGTATACAAGCCCAAAGAGAGTGGTTTTGTAGGGTTAATTCCAACGATTGAATTAGATAAACTTGTAACCGATGCTAAGGCTATAGAGTTAAGAGATAGAATAGAAGGGGTAACTGCTGACATTCATGCCCTATCAATAGAGATGTTTGATTTAAAAGAGAACTTTCTAAAAGGTGGGGGTATCTTAAAAGAATTAGGTAAGGGATTAGATGTTTCTAAACTAAAGACTCAAGCAGAACTGATAAAGAAGATAAATGATGAACATAAAAGAGAAATTGCTAATCTAACAAATAAAGCCCTATTGAATGATGGCATTATAGATAAGGCTGAGAAAATCAAGATTATCAATCAAGAATTGGTTAGGCTCGGAGAGTTGTTGGAGATAGATGCAATAACTGCGTTTGAACTTGAAACGGCAAAATTGGAAATTGCTAATAAGATTTTACAGATAAAAGAAAAAACTGCGAAAGTTGAGACAGATAAACCCGTTGCTGAAATTCCAGAAGGAATCCAATCACAAATTGATTTAATCACACAGCTTGGAGATGCGATGGCTCAGGCTGCGATAGATGGGCAAAGTATGGGTAAGGCAGTAGTTTCTGCAATTAAGGCGATTGCGGCTCAAATACTCGCTCAGTTGGCTATCTTCGCATTAGCATCAGCATTTGGTTTAGACTTATCGTTGTTAATGGGTAAGGGGAAATCTGCCTCTGCAAATGTAGTGGGTGGTGTTTTTAAAAGTTTGGGTATTGGCAAATTTGATGATTTTATATGGAGAGCAGGTCAGGACCCGATTGCAATATCTCCACAAGATAATATCGTAGGCACGAAGTCTACTGAGGGAGTATCATCTTCGCCTCCGATAAACATAACAGTAATCGGAAACTTAGATGATTCCGCAGCACGAATAATTTTAGATGCAACAGATAGGGTAAAGTATAATGCTTAGTTTTACCACAGCATTAAAAAACGCATATCGTAAAGACTACGGTGCTTCTTATTGGATACTTCGATTATACTACGGTGATGAAACTGCATTTACAGGATTCTCAGTTAAACCTCGAACAGTTGATAGCCATGTTTACTACGAAGCAATTAGTTTTGGATCGGTAGGACAGAAAGGTGACATTGATGCTTTTACAGTATCAAATGGAACAGTTTCAGTAACAGTTCCCAATACTCCTAAAGCAGTTGAGGGTTATCGTTTCTCAGATTTATTTGAAACGAGAACTTATACTAATAGAAAGTGGCAAATCTACCAATGCCGAGAAGATGTAGCCTTTTCTACTGACAATCTTTTGGCTGCCGGAATAATAGGTGCTGAGTTTAATTACGATGATTTAGAGTTTCAGCTTTACTTAAATGATCAATGGGCAAAGTATGACATAGAACTTCCATCAAGAACAGTAACAAGCGCATTATATGCTAATGCTCCCGAAAAAAATCTTAATGTACCAATACCAATGTGGTATGGGGATTACCAAACAGACAATTTAACTGCTTCCCTCAATACTTATGAATTTCAAAAATATAAAGTTCCCGCAATAGTAACGAATAAATGGAATGATGATGAAACCGGATTGACAATTCATCCCGACATAGAAACGGTAGATGAAATAACAAATGTATTTATGTATGATAATGGTATATGGGCAGTTGCCGAAGATTCTCCTGTTGTTACTAATCCATCTGCTACTTTTAAAGGTTCTACATTTAGTGCTTTCTACCCATTAACTGCACACGAAGATATTGTTAGTAATGGTACTTGCCCTGATTATACACAAGCATTTGATGGAGATGGAGATACTGATGCAACGTGGAATATCGCAGGTACTTCTGCTCCGGGTGGTTATATTGCGTTTAGCATTCCTGATGTTGTACTTAAAGGTCTTGGTAAAAACATATCTGCTGTTACTGTAAAGTTATGGGGTTCTTTAACGGGTACTGTAACTGATGCTATCTCTATGTTTACTTCTTACGATGGTGGAGATTCTGAACAAAACACAATTACTATTTCAGCAGGGTTGAATGAGTATGATATAACAGGTGACTTTTCTGCTGACGAGTTGGCTGATTGGACTTTTAAAAAAGATGTCTTAACAATCCAAGTTTCAAATGTTGTAGACATGGTTATGTATATCAACGAAATAGGCATTGAAGTAACTTATGAACCTGACAAGTCATATTTAAAAACATACCAAACAGAGATAGAAGTGGATGATCGTTCTTCTGCTGTCATCGGACAGGGATATGGAGCTGGTGGTTCAAGAATTTCAACAAGAGTAAGTAGGTCTATTGGTGACATAGAAACTGTATACGTTACAGGACAAGGCAGAGAATATGGTTCATGGATAGATATAATAGATGGAAATGCTAGAGCAGCGTATACGGGTGAAACAGATCCGGGATATACTGCTGCTGCTGCTATGATAGAAAATCCTGTTTATATCATAGAAGATATTTTAAGAAACGAATTAGGTCTTGATGAAACAGAAATAGATTGTGCTTCGTTTGATGTGGCGGGGAATACAACTGATGGAACTCTTGGACAGGTATTCAATGCTGCGGTATCTACTGTAAAATTTGCATTAAGTGTATACAAATTTACAAATGCTAAAAAGTTAATTCGTAAGATTTGTGCTTTAAGTGGATTATATTTCTATTGGAGTGGGGGAAAAGCTACTATCAAGGCAAGAGACCCATCGTACTCGGCAGTAGTAGGAGCGATTGATACAAGACATATTGGTTATCCATCTCCTGAAGCGAATATCGGTAAACCTGAAATGTCAATGACACCTTTTGATGATGTTGTCAATTATATCACAGTTGAATATGCTTATGATTATGGTTCAAATCAAACCATTGAATCAAGCACTCCAGATGATAATGCTTCTTTAAAAAGCGATGCATCAAGAACAATCTATGATGTTGATGACACCACCTACAGTAAAGCTGTAATAAGTTTTGATTTTACTTTAGACTCTACAACTGCTGAGAATTATGGTATTGCTCAGATAGCTTATTTAAAAGACAGGAAACCGATTATCAGTTTTGAGATTACCAAAGCAATATACAATCATTATGAAATAGGCGATGCGGTTAATATAACTAATTTTCCAACTTCATTAAAACTGTTTGGTGATGCTTTAACTTCGAGTTTAGTCTTTCTGATAATGGAAAAGAGAGCAACTTATAACGGTGTTTATTTTGAACTAATCTTAGTTCCGGGAGCAGTATAAATGAAATTTATTTATCCAATAGATATAGATGCAACATATTCAGTAGATAATGGTACTATTACAAATGATTATTTAATCAACGATGGTGCGATTGATACAGCAGCAACAGTTAGCAATGGTGATAGAGTACAGTTTGATTTTAGTTCAAGTGTTAATCCAACACAAATAGTTGTTTATCTTAATAGTGGTTCGGGGAGTATAGTAGTTAAAAGAACTTCAAGCAAAACATTGGTAAGCACAACTGCAATTAGCACAGCAGGTTGGACCATTATAGACATAAGCAGTACCGCTTCTGATGAATGGTATTGTGAATTTACTGTTCCTGCGGCTATGACAATATCTGAAGTGTTCTTTGCACATACTTTTACTTTCCCCTATCAATATGATTTAGGTAACACTAAACAATATCAGTTCGGAGTTGATTTAGCAATGGGAATTGGTGGTGGAGAGTTTGCTAATAAACGACACGATGCTAAGACTTTAAGGGATTGGAATAGTACAAGTTACTCGGGAACAAACGTAACTGCTTATGAAACAATGCTAACTGCGATAGGTGGAACTTATGCTAAGTTGTTATGGTACGATGACACTTCTTACCACTATATCAGACTAAAAGATACCCCTGTATTTTCAGAAGAAACTTACGATAGATGGGGATTCGGTCAAGGAATAAGGACACAATTACAATGAGATGGATTATAATATTTTTAATCAGTTTTACAATCGCACAAGACTATAATACACTTGAAGATAGAAGTTATATTTGTAAAGAAAGAGGTCACGTTATGACAGGTGTTATGTTTACAACTGCTATGTATTGTCCACCTTATGTTATTGACGAAGATGGTGTAAGCTATATGGTATATCCTGCTTGTAATTCAACAACGTATACTTGCGGAAGATGTGGCAAAGAGATAACTGAAACAGGTGAAGAAACGAGAGTAATTATTTGGGAAAAACAATGAGATATTTTTTAAGTATACTATTTTTAATAAGTTACGCATACGGACAAACTGACCATTTAGGATCACAACATTTATCAAACACCTACGACCAGATTCTACACATCGGGAACAACGATGAATTTGGTAATGGACTTCATATAATAGAACGTTCAGATGACGATAAAACTACAGTAGATTCTTCTGCTTTTGTTATAGGAGATTCTTTAGCAGGTACAAGAGCAACAGGAATGTATCTACTCCAAGAGGGTGTTGCGATTACTGCTTCTGCTGCTGATTTAAACCTTTTAGAAGGACACTCAACTCATTCTTTTTTATATGATTCAAGTGGTGTGTTTGTTAATGCTCCGAGAACAATCTACGGATGGTCGCACACTATGGTTTTCTCAGCTACCGACTATAATACAATAGAGTGGACTTCAGGACATTTTATATATGCTGATGGTGATTCGTTTGCGATTGATGCAGGGAACACGGGCAACATTTCTGCTATTAGTTGGATTTACTTCGATGAAAATGTTTCAGCTACAGTTTTACAAACTACAAGTTCAGGTGGTGCTGCAGTGGGTGATAGCAGGGTAGTCGTTTGTGTCGCAGATAATAACGATGATGTAGCTAAAGATGCTACCTATCAAGTATTCGGTAGTGAGGGTAGTGGTGTTACTATTTTTGCAGACAATATAGCTGCGAACACAATTACAGGTAATGAGATACTTGGTAACACACTTACTATTAGTGAAATTAATTTTAGTACAGTTCCCGGAGATTCTGTAATCGGTGTAATTAATGTTGGTGGTGGAAATTTATTTATAACTGCTGATGTTATTAATGCACTTAGTAGTTCTGCTGCTGGTCAAAGAATAGTGATAGACCCAACATTGAACCAATTAAAAATGTATGCAAGTGACGGAGATAATGGGAGTATATTTTATAATGCTGCTGATTTCTTTGATTTTAGCGATGGGATTCGAACTGCTCAATTTTTAAGCACATCAGGTTATGTGGAAGTTGATGATATTGTAGACCCATCACAGGGAGGCTATAATAGGATATATGCCAAAACAAGCACAACTCCACAAGAATTATGGATGCACAATAATAACGTAGGTGTACCAGCACAGTGGCAATTTGCATTTCAAGCAGATGCCACAGTTGAAAGAGATGTAAGATTTACTGATTTACAGATTGATGGTACATTAAATGATGCAAGTGGAGATGCGGGTACAAATGGGCAACTTTTATCATCAACAGCTACAGGAACAAACTGGATAGCTGCTTCCGCAGGCGGTAACATAAGTAATACGGGTACTCCTGTTGATAATCAAATAGCAGTCTGGACTGATGCCACCACAATAGAAGGGGTAGTCGGTCTTACTTTTGATGGGACTAATTTAGCTGTCGCTGCCATAAATACAGGAGAGGGTAATAACGAATTATTTGACATGAACCAAAATGTCTTAACAACCTCAACTCCAAGTTTTGCACAAATAACAGTAGATAATCTTGTAATGAATGCAAATACAATTAGTTCATCAACTGGAGATATATATTTAGACCCTGACGGCAGTGATGTCCAATTAGGTGCAAGTAATCTTGTGACGAGTGGAAACGTAGATGGAGTAGATGTTAGTGCTTTAAATACAACTGTTGGTGGACATACTACTGCAATAGGTTTAAATACTACTCACAGAACTTCAACTGGTGTAGACCATTCATATATAGACCAAGCAGTATTGACTACAAGTCTGCCTACTTTTGCACAAATAACAGTAGATAATCTTGTAATGAATGCAAATACAATTAGTTCATCAACTGGAGATATATATTTAGACCCTGACGGCAGTGATGTTGATTTTTC